AGTGTTTGCTCAATCTGCCAAAATCAATTATACCAAACAGGACATTGCTCGTAACCACGGCACAGATGATCTAGGACAAAAGTTATTAAAATGTCTAGTACATCTACCCAAACTGAACATACAGGGCGTGGTACAGGGAGATATGATGTTCACAGATAATGATCTAACCACGCAAGACATCAACGGTGGTAAGTTCATCACATTTAAACCCAATGAGATTGTGTACGCCGTGCCTGAAGACTCAGACATAGGCAAACAAATTGCATCTGCCAAAGTGGGCATAATATTCCATACCACGTACACAGGAGAACGATTAGCAGATATGAATGCCAAAGCGGGTGTGGATGTTGCTAGTTTTACAAAGACTGCAGATGTGTGGTTTGATAATGCTTCATACAAAAACGTTGCAGGTTCTGCCACATTTACAAAAACAGAAAGCACAGACTTTGCTAAAGGCATACAAATTCTTAAGACGTTATTAAATGGAGTTCCTAAAAATCTTTCCGCAATGTTAACCACCAACAAAGATTTTGTACCAATGTTTCAAATGTACATCAATGCAGAAATTAAACAAGGCAAAGTACCCACAGATGTAAATGCTTTTCTAAAAGGGTTTCAACAGTTCTATCTAGACAGAATGCAACAGCAGTTGGCAGGATTAAAAGCACAGAAGGCCATCGCTCTACGACAACAGAAGATGGCAGAGATGCCTAAGTTCCTTGCCACAATGCGAAAACCTCTATCAGCAATGTTGGCATTCTACAAACAGGCACAGGCATTAAAAATGCAGGCACTACAAAAAATGAATCAGGCAATGCAGGTGGGCACATTCGCTCAGACTGATGCAGGGTTAGAAGTCACAGACCCAGAAGGCTTTGTGGCAGTGGGCACAGACGGTGGTGCTGTTAAGTTAGTGGATCGACTAACGTTCTCAAGAAGAAATTTGACTGCTATCAAAAAATTTGAGCAGTCGTAGAATACTGTCTCCCACAACACCTTTCACTGTGTTCTTATCGAAAAATAACTGTCGATTGTGTGTTCTTATCTCTTTTGTTCTTTGATACAGTTCTGTACTATCCATTTCTGTTATGGATCTCACAGTTTTTACAATCTTCTCTATTTTTTTGTCCTCGTCAGTTTCATTATCATATGTCTCATCAAACACCTCAGAGAATGTTTTGAATCCTAATTGTCTCAACCATTTTAAATAATGATTGTTTCCGTGCACCACAAAGAGATGTTCAGCAATAATGGCTTTCCATATTTTTTCAGTTATAAAAATATTATCTCCTACATTGGTTTCAGATACGATACTAAAGGTTGTGTCATTGTAGGGTGCTTCGAATAGATCCTGATCCATACCTCGATAAGGATAATTCTTTCGATCCACCCACGGCAACTCGTATTCTTCTGGTAATCGTATGCCCAAATCAATAAAAGACACCAGACTGTTTTTCAATAGTTGTTGCTGTGATAGTGCATCATACAATTTTTTTCTATGTTTCCTATACATATTTTTATTTAGATATAAAAAATCATATTTTTTATCTGAATGATCAAACATAAATTTTCTATTTTGATGTTTCTCATACATCATGTGCCAAAAGAATGAAACATCTCCCTCCCACCTTGTGACTTGTTTATCCTTTAACAGATTTTTGTACACGTCAATTGATATGTTATTGTTAGACTCCCATGGATGAGCAATGATAAAAACAAATCCTAAATTGTGTAGTTTTTCTATTCTCCTACCTATGTCATGGATGTACTCTTCATTCCGCCAACTTTTATGATAAGAATCTCGATGGTCTATTAAGGCAATCTTCCGGTCATATTTGTTTAGATTAAACTCTGGTAATTCATAATAGTTGGCAAAATAATCAAAGGTCTCGTTTGGTACATTAGCAAATCTCCAATAATTTTCAAAATAGAAATGATCTCCCATATGCATCAGATCAGTTAAAACAAGATTATGTTTGGTCATACTCAAGACGGTAAATATGGCTATGTTAATGCCCTTTTTACAGTATGTATCTGAAGCTCGAGTAGTCAGACGCAATAATGACCTAGAAAGATATACCTTTCAGGATATACAGGAAAGAGTGTATGTCAGTTTCCTTGCTCTATCACTGTTAAAAAACAACAAAGAAACACAGGACTGGGCTAAGAGCTATGCTGACCAAACCATGGCATATGGTGCTTTTGACATTGTGAGAGGGTCAGCTAATGACCTACACAATCTACTCGCGGTGCTGGATGGTAGAAAAGATATTCTACAGAAATTACGAAACAAAAGAGACGCTGAAGTACAGAGACAGCGTTCTCCATTCCCTACACTGTTCACCAAAAGATATCTACGCAAACTCACAGATGATTACAGTTTCCTCTATAGATTGGAAAGAGAGTTGAGAATACATAACTCAAGATACAGACAGATGAGAAGATCCATTGCAGATTGGAATCAACAGACAGCAACTGATAAGAAAAAAGTTTTGAGAGATCTTAGTGCTGTTTTGTTAGATCTTATGCCAAATTCTGATATTCATCGTAAAATTAAGACAATATTAGCATAAAACCATTATATTACAGCATAATTTACCAATTTATGGACTAAATAGATTTAACGCATTGCCTGAGCGGCAATTCGCCCATTTTAACTAGAGAACAAAAAGGAGAATAAAATGGCAATATCAAAAAATAACTTCTCACTAAACCAAAACTATGAAGTTGGTTCAGTAGATGTAAAACTTTTCACAGTAGACTTTATCAACACTATGGCGTCTGAGACAGGTGATGTATCATCTGGTTCAACAACTGCTGGTATCGATCTTGTGAGAAACACAATCAACCAATACGTGACTATCTTAGCAGAAGGTCCATTAACTGATTCAGGAACTCAAAAAACTTTTATGGTTAGAGCTGATCAATTAGATGAGTTATCTGCTACTACTACGTTAGCGGCATTACAAACTGCAATCAGAGCGTTAGATCAGTCTTCAGCGGCTTATCCTAACATTCAAGCAAACATCACGTCAGCAACAGTTACAGAAACTAAACTTGGTATCTTAACTGCGGCGGCTGTAAGCTAATAGTCTACCGTAAGGTAACACTTTACCAAAAGGGCGGATCTTTAATTAGGTTCGCCCTTTTTTGTTTGTATAAATTAAAGTAACAGTTTATAATGCATAGATGTATTCATTCGCTATTCAGACACTAGTAGACATCACAGAGAATGGAAATCTCAAAAAAGAATTTCCATTTAAGACTCTGTCTGGGGAACTGATACACGATAAACATTCACTGGAAATTGCTCGCAATCAGAATTCTAATTTTACAACACTGATTCAACTGCTACAAATGAGAGGTAATATTGGGTGGGATAAACCACCCATACGATCTGAGCTGGTATTGACTCAGGATAGAACATTTGGATCGCACTACGAAGGCAAAGCCAACTGTTGGACCTTTATGTGGGAAACAGAACAGCCAGAAATCTACAATGATATGAGCACACCTTGTGGCAGTCTTGTGACGGATTTTGATTGTGTGCCCATACTAACGTTCTGTAAAGAATCTGTAACGTTTCCTGCCAACACATTCATTACTCAGGATCACAAATTTAAAAACACTCAGTTTACCTATCTTGGTATTCAGACTAAATAAATGTACATTAAGGCTCACCCAGGCAATCTCAGGCAACACTATAAACAAACCCTAACAAGGAAACAATGAGCACTGATCTCGAAAAACAGAACCTGGAAGCACACGTAGACCTTTGTGCAGAACGCTACAAAGGATTACACGATCGCTTGACTGCTATTGAGCAAACACTTAATCGCATCAATGCAGATATGGTTCAGAGTCAAAAAGGCACAAGCAGAACGCTCATCGCCACAGCAGGCACAGTGGTAGCAGGACTACTATCCACGATAGTCGTAATCCTGATGAAAATGCCTGGCTAAAAAATATTCAAAACAAAAATGTACGCAAGATTATCACGATATGTTCGTGTATATGTAACTGAAAGACAGATAGAGTTCGTTCACAAGTATGAGAAACGTTTTCCTATGCTACAGACTCAATTTGATGTGGAAGACATAGCCACAGCTCAAACACTTGCTTCTAAAGGTATATTGGTAAGAAAAAAACTTTCTGACAACACACAATATAATTTAAATACAAACATACGTTTTGAAAATGACGGAAACAAAAACTGAACTACAACGACAGATAGAAGCATACAATCTCAAAGATAGATTGAAAAATCTTGCTGAGCGAGAACTAGAACGACAACCGTTTCGTCATCTACCCAAACAATTTTCCAAAGGTATTCTTATAGGTAACATTGCAATTGTCCCTCGTAAAGTGGATGATTCACGGTTCGTGTATGTGATAGCAGATATGGTGAATGCAAAGATACTGTACGATTCAATCAATCTAAAACAGACTGCTATACTAGTAGCACATCATCTAGCTGATGGTATGTCTGTGCCAGAATCAATACTAAACACAGACGAACACTTTGCATCTAAAATATTTGAAATCTCAAACTTTCGTAGATTCATTCGTTCAGCGAAACTAAACAAAGACGAAGCCAAAGAATTTATATATCAAGAAAAATTAAATCAAGCAAACCGTCAAGCGGATCGTTTGAAGCGTGAAATACAGTCAAACTTTGATTCCACATTCCGTATGAACTTCGCTAAATAACGTAAATAACATTATGCACAGCAAAGAATTTACAAAACCCGTAACAGCAGAGAGTTTGTTAAAAACGTTTGAAACTCGTTTTGGACAAACAGTAAACCTAACTGGTATGACAGTAGAGCAAATGGAAGATGTTGCTAATCATATCAGAACAAAAATTCACACTCTAACAGACAATATGCACTTTGGACACGAGTTGAAGAACAACGAGTATCAAAAATCACAGGCAATGTTAGACATAGTTAATCAGGCAGTAAAAGAAGCAGGACAAGGTATCAACACAAACATACCTCCAGCACAACAGGCTGTAATTAAAAAAATTCAAAACATACCCACTCTTAACCCGCAGGACAAAGATCAGTTGATTGGTGCTATGGTACAGAAAGAATCAGAAGTCAAAGAAGGCATTGAACAACAATCAGAATTAATTCTTGCCGCAAAAGATATGATGGACAAAGTAACAGGTTACCTTGAAGATCTTGCTTCAATGAAAACAGAAGGTATGTTATCATTAGCAGATTCAATCAGAGATGAAATGGGTGCAGACAAAGCAGATGCTTTCGTTGCTAAAATCCAACCTGCTATTGAGTCAGCAGAAGCCGCTCTATCACAAACTAGAGAAGATTTAGAAAGTGGTGTGAGAATATTAACTGGTGAAGAAACAGCCGCAGAACCAATGGGCGAACCTGAAGCAGATTTAGATTCAGAAGAAGACTTAGACTCATTAGACTCTGACTCAGACGAGTTCGGAGCCTCAGACGCAGAAGCAGGTGGAACTGAACCAGAAGGCAGAGAGCAAAGAGAGTCAAGAGAAGTTTTCGAAACCACATCAAGAATATTATCTAAACTCGCAAGGAGATAATCCTGTGAGGTTCTTTGAGTTCCAAGACAGCAAAACAATTGAACTGCAATCAGCAATAGTGAACACTCTCAACAGTATCCGAGGTGATGCCAACGATGCTGAGCAAACCACAGAAATCAGTTTTGCCGCACTGGATCAAATAATGAAGAACACAGGCTATCCACAGTTCACTTACTCATTATTCAAATCAATGTATGACTCGTCCGACGCACTTAAAAGTGTAGTGGATGATTTTAATCAAGAAAAGATTATTCTCAAGACTGAAAAAACAATGGCCAAAGACGAACCTATGAATTACGACGACACTGGTTCCACTGATGTGGTAAAGAAAATGGCTAAATCCGCTCTTAAAAGAAGATCATAATCGTTCAACTAATTAACTGTATGGATATCATAGATCTAGGTCTAGAATCATTAAAATTAGGACTATTGTCATCTGATAGATTCTGGAATAAAAAATTAATAATTTTTAACACAGCCAGTCAATGTGGCTTTACCAAACAGTTAGCAGATTTTCAAAAAATATACGAAGAAGGTTTAGCCGTTCCGATAGCTATTCCCACAAACAATTTTGGCAGTCAAGAACCAGGCGATGACTATGAGATTATTCAATTTGCTAAAAATCGTTATGGTGTAACATTTCCAATTTGTAAAAAAACAAACACAGATCATACATTTTTTAAAAAGTTTGGCACTCCTGATTGGAACTTTAACAAATATCTTTTCAATGAGAAACACGAATTTGTAAAACAATTCAATGCCTATACACTACCAATGGATGTGTTAAATGCCTAAATCCTATTGTGATTATCCATGGAGACATCTATATGTGCATACTTCTGGACATCAAAAAATATGCTGTATGAGTGAGGATAATATCCTCAAAGACGATGGCTATCATCATTACAATAGTTCTCGAGATGGCTTGTTTGACAGTTGGAACAGCGAGTATATGAAAAATATACGAAAGAAAATGATTGCAGGCGAATCTATCCCTAACTGTGAGAAGTGTGTGCGTTCTGAAACAGAAGGGTTGCAATCAATGCGAACAGAACTTTATAGGAAAAAAAATATAGCAAGAACAAACGCAGATGGATCTGTGGATCATTTTCCAGAGTCGGTTGAATTACATTTTGGAAACACTTGTAATCTTCACTGTAAAATGTGCAGTCAAATGTTCAGTCATTCTATTGGCAAAGAGCTAATCAAAATGGGTGAACAAGATCCTGACTTTTTACAATGGGTCAAGAAAGAGTCTGGGGTGTTAAACAATTGGACAGGTGAATTAGACATAGTATATGACTGGTATAAAAATGATAAAATTAAAAATAGTATATTTGAAAACGTAAGCAAACACGTTCAAAATTTAACAGTTATTGGAGGCGAGCCCACTATCATAAAAGAATTTTACGAATTATTAGATTATTGTCATAGAGCAAATACTCTGAAAGAAAAAAGTTTAATGGTTACAACCAACATGACCAATACAAATAAAAATTTAAGCACTTGGTTAGGTAACCTTAGACATTTTACTATTCATGCTAGTATAGATGGAATACAAGAAAGGAATACCTACATACGTTTTCCGTGCGATTGGAACAGTGTTTTAAAATCAATTGAATTCTATAAACAAACAATCTTAAAACATAAAAATGGGAATTTTTCTTTTGCACCAGCAATACAATTATTAAACATTGATCAATTAGACGATCTAATTAATTTCTTTATAGAAAATTTTATTACTAAAAATTGTGATATTGCTTGGGTATCACAAGTCAGATATCCAATTATATGCGATTACTCAATAACACCTACCGACTACAAACAAAAGATTGCAGAGAAATTGTCTATATCAGCTGACAAAATACAAATAGAAAAGATTAAAAATAATTTAAAAGCTCACGCAGAAGATATTATGAGAGAATTATATAATAAAGATCAAAAAAGAAACTATCAAAAAATGTTTATTAGATATAATGACTTTCAAGACAGTTTTAGAAAAAAACAAACTTGGAGACAATTATTACCTGAATTGGAAAAGTCTTTGACTGATTCCTTAAAATAAATTATAATATGGCTGTGAAAATATCAAACGAAATTCTACAAAAACAAGGCATTGTAGTAAATGCAAAGTATCCTTATGATCAAATCAAACGAGTAACCACAGAAGGTCGCAGACATTATGCTACACCCGACGGAAGACAAGTACCATCAGTAACCACTATACTTTCTGCTACCAAAGACATGACACACCTTAATGCTTGGAAGAAAAGAATAGGCGAACAAGAGGCACAGAGGATTGCTACAGAATCAGCCAACATCGGCACAGTGATGCACCGCAGTCTTGAGAAGCACGTGTTAGGGCAAGATCGTACACCTGGCAGTAACCTCATACAACAAAAAGCACACGCAATGGCTAATGTGATCATTGAGCACGGTTTAAAAGATGTATCAGAGGTTTGGGGGTCGGAGATCAATCTCTACTATCCAGAACTGTATGCAGGCACTACAGACCTTGTGGGGGTATGTCACGGTGCACCTGCCATAATGGATTTCAAACAGGCACGCAAACTAAAGAAAGCGGAATGGGTGGAAGACTATTTCCTACAGTTGGTGGCCTATGCGGAGGCACACAACAAGTTATTTGACACGGACATACGCACGGGTCGTATCTTTATATGCACACAGAAAAACGAATATCAGACCTTTGAAATAGACGATTACGACAAATGGTCCGACCGGTGGTATCGCAGAGTAGAGCAATATTATAAGTCCATTCTTTAATATAAATACTGTAAATTATGGCAGTTGTTCAGATATCACGTATTCAACACAGAAGAGGTCTTGCTACAGATCTACCACAACTTGCGGCTGGCGAGTTGGGTTGGGTTGTTGATGAACAAAGATTATATATTGGAAACGGCACAGTAGCAGACGGTGCTCCTGCTGTAGGTAATACAGAAATAATGACTGCTGGGTCATCTAGTTTTCTTACAGCAATATCATACATTTACAAAGGATATCTTGGTGCATCCACACCTATCGTTACAGGTAACGGTATAGATATTACTCGAACACTACAACAGAGATTAGACGATTACGTATCTATAAAAGCATTTGGTGCCACCGGAGATGGTAGTACAGATGATACTGCGGCTATTCAAAGAGCACTAGATGAATTGTACACAGACACAGACAAAACAGATTCTCGATCTAGAAGAAAACTTTTCTTTCCAGCTGGTCAATACAATATCAGTTCTTCCATTACAATACCACCTTACGCAACAATAGAAGGTGAAGGTATAGACAAGTCAATCATTTATTATTCAGGGTCATCAGCTCCTGTAGCGAAAACACAGGACAATGCAGGCAACGAGTATGGTGCTATGACCACTGTAGCAACTAATATTAATATCGAAGGAATGACGTTCAAAAACGGAACTGCACACAATGGTGTGAGTTTGGATTCAGTAACCAATGCTCGTTTTGTGAGATGTAAATTTCAAGGCACATATGCGGCAGGCGGTGCTGATGTAACAACTTCAAAAGGTGTTACAATAAGATCAACAAATGCTTTAACTTGTTCAAATATTATTTTTGATTCTTGTGAGTTTACAAAATTTGCACGATTGGCAGATTTCTCATATGATGCAACTTCTATTAAATTACACGACTGTAAATTCTCCACAGGAAGATATGGTGTATACGTAGGAGAAGCAGTGGATGGATCTACAAATGGTTTAACTATTGGTCCTAAGGATGTAAAAATTACAAGTTCAACATTTGATAACATTTATTCAAATGGTATCAGAGTAGACGGAACAGCATCAGGAGCTAATTCTGGTGTCGGAGAAGTAAGAGGTGTTGTAAGTTTTAATAACTTCTTTGCACGAACAGTAGGAACGGCTAATGATGATGTTAATTTAACAGATGGTTACTCTCCTATCATTCTTTTCAATACAGACGAATGTTCAAGTTTATTAGATTATTTTGATGGAACTCAAAGAAGATCAACTAGTATCACTCCAATTCCAGAAGTACAAGGAATAGGAGTATCGCAAAAACAAATTCAACAAATTACTCTTGCTGACAACACATCTTCGGCTACCACAACAGGAATTAGATTACACGTTTCAGCAAATAAAAAAATTGTTATCAATTATAAAATTGAAAGAGGTACTGGTTATAGAGTAGGTACCTTTGTAGTTAATGCCAATGGCACATTAACTACTTACAATGATGAGTATGAAGAAAACACAGACATTGGTGTTACTCTTACTGCTGATATGAGTGATGAAGATTCAACTGTTTCCGGAAACGAAACTGTTACAATAAAATTTACCACTACTTCTACAGGTACTGCGGCTACTATGGATCATCAAGTATCTGAAATGGTATAACCGTCAGTTGTAAAATAATCTACCCACATTTCTTTTTTTCCTATAGACACACAACGATTCCTTCGTTATACTAGCATATAAAAATAAACAAGAACGACGGAACCGATGACAGAAACTATTTCCACCACCAATAAAAAAATTCAGATAAATACCCATACAAAAACTAAAACAATCACTGACTCGAACATTAAAATTATGACTGCGACCAATCCTTCTACCATCAAGATTACCAAGAGGGATGGCACTCAGGAGTTATTGGACATCAACAAAATTCATTTCGTCGTAGAAGAGGCCTGCGAGGGACTGTCGGGTGTGTCAGCATCACAGATCGAGATACACGCCAACCTACAATTCTTTGATGGTATCTCTTCTAAAGACATTCAAAACGTATTGGTGCGTTCGGCCAACGACCTCACCACACTAGAAAATCCTAATTACCAATACGCCGCTTCAAGACTTTTATTATATGATGTAAGAAAAGAAGCTCACGGTCAGTATGAATATCTTCCACTACTAAAATTGATTATGAGAAATATTAGATTAGGAGTTTATGATAAAGGCATAGTGGAGAAATACAATAAGACTGAAATTAAAAAACTCAACACTTGGATACGCAGAGAGCGAGATCTCAATTTCGCCTATGCTGGTTTGAGACAGGTTGTGGACAAATATCTTGTGCAGGATAGATCATCAGGACAACTGTATGAAACTCCTCAGGATATGTATATGATGATCGCCGCAACTTTGTTCGCTGACTATCCAAAAAACAAAAGGATGAACTATGTTAAAAGATATTATGATGCAATTTCGCAATTCAAAATTAATATCCCAACTCCGGTCATGGCAGGTGTTAGAACACCTATACGTCAATTTGCAAGTTGCGTTTTGGTGGACAGTGACGACACTCTGTCTTCTATTTTTTCTAGCGATATGGCTATTGGTCTGTATGTGGCACGCCGTGCAGGCATTGGTATCAATGCTGGTAGGATCAGAGGGATCAACGCAAAGATAAGAGGCGGTGAAGTACAGCACACAGGTGTGGTACCGTTCCTCAAGAAATTTGAAAGCACTGTGAGATGTTGCACACAGAATGGTGTGCGAGGCGGTTCTGCAACTGTGCATTTCCCTATATGGCATCAAGAGATTGAAGACATACTGGTACTAAAGAACAACAAAGGCACAGAAGACAATCGAGTTCGTAAACTGGATTATTCCATACAGATCAGCAAACTGTTCTATGAAAGATTCATCAATGATCAAGAGATCACTCTGTTCTCTCCACACGAAGTTCCGGGACTGTATGACGCATTCGGAACCGAAGCATTTGACGAACTATATGTGAAATATGAGAAAGACAAATCTGCCAATGGTAAGAAAATATCAGCACAAGAACTGTTCTTTGATCTTTTGAAAGAGCGAGCAGAAACAGGACGTATCTACATAATGAACATCGATCACGTGAATTCTCATTCTTCATTTAAAGACAAAGTTTCTATGAGCAATCTCTGTCAAGAGATCACTCTGCCCACAACACCTATCAATCATATCGATGATGTGGATGGGGAAATAGCACTCTGCATCCTTTCCGCTATTAATGTAGGATCATTGAATCATCTGGAAGAATTAGAAAATCTTTGTGATCTAGCAGTGAGAGCACTAGAAGAGATTATAGACTATCAAGAATACCCTGTGAAAGCGGCAGAGATATCCACTCGAAAAAGAAGATCGCTGGGCATAGGTTACATTGGGTTGGCACACTATCTTGCAAAGATGGGATTGAAATATGAAGACAACAACGCTTGGGACGCTGTGGACAGGCTGTCAGAAGCATTCCAATTCAATCTATTGAAAGCAAGTAATAAACTAGCAGAAGAAAGAGGTAAGTGTGAAGCATTTGATAGGACCAAATATGCGGATGGTCTCCTACCGATAGACACCTACAAGAAAGACATAGACAAGATCGTGCCACACAAGACTCGATATGCTTGGGAGGCTCTGAGAAAGGACATCGCCAAGTTTGGATTGAGGCACAGCACATTGTCCGCACAGATGCCATCAGAGAGTTCTTCAGTTGTCAGCAACGAGACGAACGGTATTGAACCACCGAGAGCATTGTTATCCATTAAGAAAAGTAAAAAAGGACCACTCAAACAGATAGTGCCAGGCTTTCCTAAATTAAAAAATGCCTACACTCTGTTGTGGGAAATGAAAAGCAACGAGGGTTATATTAATATTGTGGCAATGATGCAGAAATATTTTGATCAGGCTATATCTGGTAACTGGAGTTACAATCCGCAGAACTACGAGAACAACGAAGTTCCCCTGTCAGTGATGGCCAATGATCTGTTAACCTCCTACAAATACGGTTGGAAAACTTCTTATTACCAAAATACCTATGACTTCAAAGGTGAGGAAGAAGATCATCAACCATCTGGTATTGAAACTACAGAAACACAAGATGGAGAAGATGTTGAGCTAGATCAATTGACAGAAGTCAATGGTCATGCTAAAGTTAATGGACACACTGAATCAGTTATGTCTGAAGAGGATGACGATTGTGAGGCGTGTGTAATTTAAGGTATGGCAAAAACAGTATTCAACAGAAATGAAGTGGACTGGAGCAAACAACCCATGTTCTTTGGGGAAGATCAAGCGATCCAGAGATATGACGTGTTCAAGTATCCACAATTTGACAAACTGAACCAAACAATGTTGGGCTACTTCTGGAGAGCAGAGGAAGTATCACTACAGAAGGATAGAGCAGATTTTCAAAACTTCCGTCCAGAACAGAAGCACATATTCACATCAAATTTAAAATATCAGACACTGTTGGATTCAGTACAAGGTCGAGGACCTTGCCTAAGTTTCCTACCCTACTGTTCTAATCCAGAGTTGGAAGGCTGTATTGTTACTTGGGATTTCTTTGAAACCATACACTCCAGAGCCTACACACACATAATGAAGAACGTGTACGCAGATCCATCAGAAGTGTTTGACACAATATTGAACGACAACGAGATACTAAAACGAGCAGTGTCAGTCACAGAGAACTATGATCGCTTCTCAGAAATTGCACAGGACTATGTGGTCAAAGGCAAAGGCGACATGGACGAAGTTAAGAAACAATTATATCTAGCAATGGTCAATGTGAACCTATTAGAAGGATTGAGATTCTATGTATCTTTCGCCTGCACATTCGCATTTGGAGAACTGAAACTGATGGAAGGATCTGCTAAGATACTTTCACTGATTGCTCGAGACGAAGCAACACATTTAAATTTAACCACACACGTGATCAAGGCCTGGCAAAAAGGCGACGACAAAGACATGGTCAAGATTATGAAAAGTCAAGACAAGACTGTGATAGAGATGTTTAAGAAGTGCGTGGAAGAGGAAAAGGCCTGGGCAAGACATCTGTTCAAGGATGGAAGTATCATTGGATTGAACGAGAGATTATTAGGACAGTACGTGGAACACATCGCCAACAAAAGATTAAAATCATTGGGATTTGATCCTGAGTTCGATACTCCAGCAACACAGAATCCCCTGCCGTGGACATCACATTGGTTGAGCTCAAGGGGTATGCAAGTCGCTCCCCAGGAGACCGAAGTGGAAAGTTATATCGTTGGTGGTATCAAACAAGACGTCAAAAAAGACTCATTCAAGAAATTTTCTCTATAATGGATAATTTTGACGACGATTTCTTAAAAAACTTTGCTGAAGATCCAGAAAAGTATGAACAGCATCTAGAAGAGCTTATGGAAAGAATTAAAAACCATATGCGAGAAACTGCTAACGAAAGCAGTAAAAGATTTTTAGATAAATTCAATCTATAAATTGTAAATTTCTTTTACAAAAATCAGTACTGATAAATATTAACAATGTTTATATCTGACAATAATTTACAAGAACTTAAGAAAAAAGGTTATACTGTTATTAAAAATCTGTTGACTATTGAGAACGTCAATGACTGGAAAACATTAATAAAAGAGATAGAAAAAGAAGTTATTCTAGAAACAGCAGGAATTAAAGATTCAAATCCTAATGAGTTTATTGAACCTAACGTGCTTCGAGAAGGTAACAAATTGTTCATGATTAAATGTAATGGAAAAATACAAACCAGGCCAGAAGGTATAGAACTAATAAAACATTTTGAAGATGAATTTCGAAAAATAAATGATGATGTACGATTTATAAAAGATAGAATCATTACTCAAAAACAAGACTATCCTGCTTTCTTACCACATCAAGATAATCCTTCTAGTGTACACGAAGAAATTACAAACGAATTCTACAGCGCCTATGTTAGTTTAACTGATACCACTGAACAGGGTGGGTGTCTTTGGGTAGAAGATATAGAACCAAAAAGAACAACTAGTTTAGAATACTGTCGAGATGGATGTGCATCAGGAAAGACTTGCAAATGTTTTCCTATGAAGATTACAGCTACAGACATTAAGACTTACAGAGGACACAATATGGTTCCAATTGAACTAAAAACTGGAGACTGTATTATGTTTGATGGTTGGTTATTACACGGTACTGCTACTAATACGAGTGATGTAGTAAGACAAACTTTAATATTTGGTTATGGTGCTATGAGGCAAGAAGATAAAGACACAACAAATGTTTACAAAAAGTACATGATCAAAAGAAAAACAGCACAAAAATAATCCAATAAGTATTGGTATGGATCCAACTATCGTCGCAGAATGGCTTAAACACGACAGTAGGCGTGTGAGACCTGCTGATTATAATGAGATATATCCACTAACAGTAGATCTAATTATTAAGAAGACACAATGTCTTCTACCTAGAAAAGTCATACAGAATCAACGTGTTCTTGATTTAGGAGCAGGAATACCTTATTTTGAAATTTGGTGTAATGAGAATAACGCTCACTACACTGGTGTGGAAATACAAAGAGACATAGCACATACAGCAATGACGTTGATAGATAGTAAAAATAACTTCTTTCATGATTCAATAGAAAATTTTATTAATCATTGTAACTTTGATAATTTTGATGTAATTGTTCTATCCTCAACGTTACATCTTACTGAAAACTATCTTTCAGTATTAGAAAAACTTTTATCCTCAAGAAAAACTATTATAATTGAAGAAACTATATTAGAATGGGGGAATGGGCCACAACTTACTGTTTGGCGAGATAAAAATCAATTTACAAGTGATCCTGAAAAAAGTATCAAAGTTCAAAAATGGCATTCAACTATGGACTTCTTAGAATATTTTATGATCAAATATGGATATACTGTTGATAAAAAAGCACACAAAGTTGCTGAGATGGTACTTCCTGAATGGTTTAAAAAATGGAAGTATTTTTTAATAGGAAGATACGATAACACGTCTGCAAAGCCAATTACAATGCAGGAGACAGAATGGAAGTTTAATGACGAAGTGGCACAGATTTTTGAAGATCATGCCATAAAACACATTCCTGATTATGAACATATAATCAAACAGTTACCCTCTATTCTACACAGATACAATATTACTACGGATAAAAAAATAATAGATTTTGGATGTGCAACAGGGAGTACATTAAGAACTCTGCGTTATAATGGTTATAAAAATATATCAGGAGTTGACTCTAGTCAAACAATGTTAGATAAATGTCCTGACTCTATTGCTAAACTTATTTGTGACGACAAATTACCTGAAGAAAATTATGATGTAATAATCTCAAACTGGACTTTACATTTCAATGAAAATAAATGGAATCTACTTACAGATTTCAAAAAAAAAATAAATCAGTCAGGACTGATTATATTATCTGAAAAAACCAAAGAGGTCGACAGAAACATTTATCATAAATGGAAAGCATCTAATGGGTTGACTCAGCAAGAAATTGAAAACAAAGAAAAAAGTTTACAGGGTAAAATGTTTCTGCACACTAAAAAAGAATATGAAGAACAATTTAAAATACACAATTTTGAATATCAAACAATCAACGATAAGTTTGGATTTGTAACTTGGGTGCTTCATGTTAGAAAATAAATTAAAAATAGGTGTACAACCAATGTGGGGAGTGGGCTGTCTAGAATGGTTACGGTCTCTATCTAAGAGCGGTATAGTGCCAGGTACAGTGTTTACAGATAACCCAGATCACAATCACTACCTTACGGAAGAAGAATGGGATGATTTTTTTTCAGATACTCGAGATATAATTATTGCAACTAATAATGTTAATTTTAGAAATATTAAATTTCACGGGTTTCTTCTTCAGTACAAACCAAAATATGTAGAAATATACAACAACGGAGATCCAGCACATTTAGGAATAGGCTATCATGACAAAGACAAGTTTCTTTTTGATGTACTGTTTCCTAAAATAAAGTGCAAAGTCTACGTTAAGAGTATTAATACTAAAGCAGGCAATACAGTTAATCTTGATGGATATATTTTGGATAAAGTGCAAGGAATAAATGTAAAAAACAACAATGCCGCAGGATCTACATCAGATCAAACATTAGAAGAATCTATCGTATGGGCTAAAAAGAATTTTAATTTACCTGTGTTAGCAAGTGGAGGTATTACAAATAAGAACGATATAGATAACGCATTTAGATACGGAGCCGATGCTGTTTTAATAGGCACGTTGTTTGCTGTTGCAAAAGAATCTAATCTGTCCAAAGAAAGCAAACAGATGCTCATATCAAAAAATAGTAGTGATTTGAAACGAGAACAAATCAACAATAGTAATTTACTGTCTATAGGTACTAGATTAGAAAACGATGATAAGAATTTAAGTAAAAATCTTATGCATACTGTTAAAGAAGGCAAAAACGGAATATTGTATGCTGGCAAGGCAATAGATAATATACACGCAGAGAATGATATTAAAACTATTGTATCAGAACTATTGCAACAATAAATATTTCAAATGGAACAAAAAAATTTACTAGAATTACAAAACAAAGGATACACAGTCATTAAAAATATGTTCGATCACGAACAGATAAAAAAATGGAAAAGCACTGTATCAGCAATAGAAAAAGAAGTTATATTAGAATGGGCAGGTGTAAAAAATAAAAAGATTGATGATGCTTATTCAAGCATAGTTTATAAAGATGCCAACGGTCCTTATATGCTACGTTGTACTGGAAAATTACAAACCAGACCAGAAGGTGTAGAACTAATAAAACATTTTGAAGACGAATTTCGAAAAATAAATGACGATGTACGATTTATAAAAGATAGAGTTATAAATCAAAAAAAAGATTACCAAGGACTGTTACCACATCAAGATAATCCTTCTAGCTTTCATCATACAATTACAAACGAATTCTACAGCGCCTATGTTAGTTTAACTGATACCACTGAACAGGGTGGGTGTCTTTGGGTAGAAGATATAGAACCAAAAAGAACTGAAAGTTTAAAATATTGCGACGACGGGTGTGCATCAGGAAAAAGTTGTGCGTGTCTACAAATGAAAATAACTCCTACTGATATTAAGATTTATAAAGGACACAATATGGTTCCAATTGAACTAAAAACTGGAGATTGTTTAATGTTTGATGGGTGGTTATTGCACGGTACTGCCGCTAATATGACAGATAATATCAGACAAACACTAATTTTTGGTTATGGGGTTTTACCAAAACATCTGCAAAACAATAAAAATATTCTTAAAGATTGTCGTATACCTCAATCAAACGATGCTATAACCTTGGGTGATACACTAAAATAAATACGTTTATGCCGAGTATGCCAATAGCCCGTAAGGGTGATAAAGAAGCAACACACTGTTCAACACCTAGAAGAAAAGGTGCATTCAGAACTGTATTTGCTAACGCAATACCTGTAAGTGGTAATGGACACAAAAATACTACCCACTTAAAACCTTGTGGGAAATCCTGTTGTGGACATTCTGTACCATTGATAGCATCTCAAGGAACTGTGTTTGCTGAAGGTCGTGCTGTGGGCAAAGTCGGAGATGCTACTTGCACAAGCGTGGTACAAGGTTCTCCAAATGTATTTGTTGGTGGTCCAGTAGGTGGTGGCAAACGCGGAGGCTTTGGATCATTCCTATCAACTGCATTACAAGTAGTGTCATTTATAGGACCTGCATTACCTGCAGGTGGTGGAGGAGATCTAACATCCACAGAAGGATCATTCTAATGCCAGTATATCAAGGACTTCTGAGTCTATCACAGCAGTCACCTAACTTCTCTGATAATGCTATTTCATCATTGTTAAATCAATGCAACATAGGCTTTGCGGCAAAAACAAAACTACTAATTGAAAAATATTCTGGTGATGATGTTCTTACAAACAGCAATAAAAGTGATATTGTAAATTCACTAGATAGACATTCTTATCTCAATATTGGTCGATATCTAATAGATTTGCCTAATCATACAGCCAAACTGCTCACAGGAGAATTAGGACAGATAGTTCAAGATGATGTTCAATCAACATTTATTGATCATTTAGAAACTGTAATGGGATTTATAAACACTCTACCTAGTTTATATGGAACTGATGCAGATTCTATTAGTAGAGGAATAAATGGACACTTTGGAACTTTAGCTGGAGCGATTGATTCTAATTTACAACAGGTTGCTAATGATATTACTTTCATAAATTCAAAATCTTTGTCACAAGATAATGACTTTCAAACTGCACTTCAAAATCTAATTGATTACATAGACACATTGGTTGATAGTACGGCATTTAACTCTATTACATTTCAAAATTTATTAACATCAATTGATACCGCCGCAGACAGTTTCAATTCTACATTATCGTCTAGCATATATGCTGAACGTAGAACAAGACTTATTTCAAACAGATCTGCAATATTAGATCAAATTGCATTAGAGGTTTCTAATCTTGGTAGTATAATTACTTACGAAAACTCAATTACAAATACGTTATCATATTCTACATTAGCGTCACAGGAAAGTTCTAGAAATCTTCTATTAAGAGTCAGTCAAAACCCATCCTGGAAAGACTATTTTGAAAAATATACAACTCGTGCTTCTTATGATAATCCTCTGTATAATAACACGCAGACAGACAGCAGTATTGAAGGTATATTGGATATGGTATTAAGAATAAGAGGATTGCCAGATGTAACAGACTACGTAGATTTAGATTCTGTAGCCCGTAAAGCTCTACGTGATACTCGACTACAAAGCAAACTAGGCAATTCAAGAAAAACTACAGAACAAATCATAAAAGAAGCCTGTGAATTACTATCTATCTCTGTAGATTATAAAGATGTGTATGCTCAATCAAAGAGTTTATTATCTAATATGAATGAGAATGACAGAGAGATTATAAAACGAGAATTAGATTTACACAACGAAGTGAATACTTTATCCTAGCGTTTTTTCATTCTACCGTTAGGTAGAACAACAGTGTTTTCAATAAGATTCCCTGCTTTGTTAGTGTATCTAACGTGAAACTCTACTTTCTCACGTCCACTGTGTGCGGAACGACAGGCCTTCTTGAAACTGTTTGCTTCAATGGTCTGTATCTCAGTGTCACCTTCTTTTAGGAATTCGTATGTGTGTTTATATTTTGTAGCCATAAGAGTATAATAACACAATTAAATTTAAAGTCAACTGTTATCCTCTCGGTATTGCTCTAAAAGGTAAAGGCTCGCCTCGTGCATCTAGGATCAATTCTCCATTGATTGCACCTGACATATATTTGCTTTTACCAACTGCTCTGCCGTCATAGAGACAAGGTTTAAACTCTTGTCCTTGATAGAGGTGTTTTCTTTGCTCTTGTCTAGCACCTGGATTGTTTTTTGATACTGCCATAATCATTTAGTTATCATATGATTAAAGATTTACAAGATTTACAAAACGTAAATTTTGTAGTGTAAAAGATTTACGCCGTTTACATTTTACGACGCGGTTTTTGAAGAAAATTACAATAAGTAAATTTAGTAAAGAAAATCTTAACAAGGAGAAGACAATGACAAGACGAGAAAAACACAACATTGAGAGCAACTGTGTTTCGTTTGACGACGATTGTTACACAGAAACCAGTGATTATCATACTAATATAGCGGCTATGGACCGTAAAGAATTAGACGCAATTCAATCTGTAGTCAAAACTAGCGAAGCCTTTATTAGAGATATCACAGCAAAAATTAAACAAGCACTAGGAGCATAAGAAATGAAAGATAGATTCGCAGGAGTAACAAGGCCCTACACAGAAACAGACGTTAAAAAATTACAGGGCACATTTGATGTGGAGCACACGATCTCAAAGAAGAGATCAGAGAAGTTATGGGAATTATTGAACACCGAGGACTATGTGAACACACTGGGATCACTGTCAGGCAATCACGCGGTACAACACGCCAAAGCAGGACTTAAAGCAATCTATCTATCAGGATGGCAGGTGGCGGCGGACGCCAACTCTGCTGGTGAGATGTATCCAGACCAAAGTCTATATCCATATGACTCTGTGCCTAGACTTGTCAAAGCAATGAACAACGCACTGGCACGGGCGGATCAGATACAGCAGATGGAATTCATAGAGGGCAAACTGGATCCAAAGGACGCA